CACGCTCTGCTCGCTCCCAGAACTCTTCGTCCCGCCCTTCGGGCTTACCCGCTTGCTCCCATAACTGTTTCGCCCGCTCCCGGATTCTCGTCTCACGCCGGGTCATATCGCCCCTCATCGTCAGTCCCTCATTCAGCCTGTTCGACCACCTTGACAGTAGCTGCCTCGCGTTGCCGGCTAAGCGCACTGCCAACTGCACGAACCTTGGCTTGTTCCTCATTATCGGCATTAACCACGATTTCCTCGTAGATAGCCGGCGCTTCGATAGTCACGGTGTAAATAGCCATCCTCTAGACCCTATTGCCACTCAGCCGCTGGATCTGCCGTAAAAACTCAGCTTGCAGGTACACCAGCAAATCCGGCGATATGTCTACCGCCACAGTGCGGAACACCTGATCGACACTCGGGCCATACAGCAACGCGACGCCAGCGAGAGGACCAGTCGTAATCAGCTTCGCCCCGACCGTATTCTCCATCGTCTCGCCAGGGCGTAACCGGATGCCCAAGCCCACGTTGCCTGACCGCAGATTGATCAGGAACGCCCGTTTGAGGGTCACTGGACGACCGGGCTGTACGGTAACCGTTACCCCCTGTGCAGCCCGTGAACGCCGTCTCCTGCCCCTCGCCCTGGCAGTGACAAAGCCAGCCCTGGCAGTCGAGAAGCGCGCTAGTGGGGTAGGGGTAAACGCGCCTACGATTCCCGCTTCCAGCCGGTCCCCGCTAGCCCGGTATTTCAGCCTGAAGCGCTTCTGTCCAACCCCATCCGATCCGTTTAAATAACCTGCGGGGAAAGCAACTTCGGACAGCATCGCTTCCCGTGCCAACGTTAGCCCTTGCCGCTCGGCAGTCTGATTGATCGCCAAGGCTGCGGCACGAGGCGCAATCTCAGGGTACATCTTCAGGTAGCGACTGTACTCACGCAGCCCAGTCGCATCGATAATCATGCTCATGGCCGGGTCACCGTCCAGATCATGATCACCGGACCATCGGTAGGCTCACGCACATCTAAGATGAACTGGTGTTCCGGGTAGTCATCGAAGACAACGACACCACCACGCTTGGGCGTAATCCCCATTCCGGCCAACTCGTCCAGATCGAATATCAGCCGATCGATGTTCTCCATCACCCTGGCGTAATCGCCACCGGGGATGTCACCAATGGCTGCCGTAAAACGCGAATGCCACCGGACATGAAGTCCGGTGGCGGTAGCAGAAGGTTCTATGTACGACGCGATCAACGCGAACGTGGAATGAACATCACGTCGCGCCTGCCGCCTAGCGGTAAACCAATCGGTCACAGATCAATGTTTTCAGTACGCCGCCGGCCGCGCGCTTCCGGCTCCGCCCTAGGGACGGTACGGTTCTCGGTAACTTCCTCACCAGGACCAGCGGTAGCCGGCGCACGTCCCGTATCGTCTAGTGGTGCCCGTATAACGCCACGAGCGTCCAGTTCCGCAATGTATTCCTCGCTCCATTTAAGCGTGTCGGTGTTGAAACGCTCGCCCGGTCCAAGGATTACACGCTCATTTCCCTCACCGTGTGTGATACTTCCCACCACGACCCGATCCGGCATACCACGTACCTCCTATTCGGTGAACAGCTTAAAACTGTTATTTGGATTCAGGGGCACAAACAGAGGTGCCGACTGAGACATGGTGTAAACAACTGACGGGTCTGCGTTCTTCCACATCTTCGGAAATATGGGCTGTTCGACACTGAAGTTCGCATCCGCGTCCATGATCGCGCCGAACATCGCAACCATATCCAATCCCGGCCCGACGCCCACCACCACATTCGGATCAAGGAACTGCCTTGTGGTCAGAGCACCATTAAACGAATCGACATCGGAGTACCAGTTGGAATACCGGTACAAGTCAAAACGCCCACCCGTGGTGATGATCGACCCCATTGACTGCGAGTTAGAGTTCGACACCAATGGTATCACCGGGAACTCACTGCTACCGACGCGGCGGGTGGCATCGAGCAAATCCAATACCTTCTGCGACTTGATGAAATTGCCCCAGGCTGTTGCGCCAAAAATGAACCGGGTAATCGGTGCATTGCCCAAGGTGAAACACAGATCGTTCAGCCGCGCGAGATCGGCCAATGGATCGGCCGTTGTGGTCTGACTCCAGCGAGCAGTCCCAGTAAGCTGCGAAGTCAACTGCGGATCGCGACCAAAACTGACGGTGACGGAAGGGTAATCATCACCCGCAACAGTCACCTGACCGTCTTGGATCGCCTTTGACGCCATCCAATCCCAACGACGTTCGATCGCTTCACGCTCAAGTCTCAGGTTATTCACCACTTGAGCATTGAACCGCGCTTCCATCGACATGCCGCCCAGAAACGGCTCACCCATCATGCGCGAGATCGCCTTGGTCGGGTCAACCACATGCTTCGGTTTGACGTAGGCAGGGCGGAAAGACTGAGCCGAAAACCCCTGCCCACGCATGACGCGACCTTGCATGTTCGGAGCGACAAACGGAGCAAGCTTCCGGTTATCGACATCAGCCTTCTCAAACAGGATCTCTTCACGATCGGAAGTGATCGTTCGAGTCGCCATGTCCCGCCAGAAGCCATCCGGAAGATCCGCAAGCCGCTGTTGAACAATGATCAACTCTTGCGTGGAGTAGAAGGTAATCGCCATCTATCAAGTCCTTTCGCGCAAGTAGCTGATCCCCTTACAGAACCTGCCGCACACCGATGTTGCTGCCGTCGAACGCTCGCTTCCGCTCTTCCAGCGACATAAAGCCAGCCGGCCAGACCAAAGCTTGGTGGTTGAAAATCCCGCCAGTGAAATACGGGAACCAGCGATTCGTTGCGGCGGCGTCAAGCGGTTGACCCGCGATACCGATTGCATTGTTGCTGGGAGTGTCCTCGGCAGAACTGCCACCGGTCAATGTAGCACCGGATACAGTGAACCCGACATCCGCAACCCCTTCCACCAAGGTCACTGAATTACCGGCAGTCCCAACGTCTTCGGCGGCCAATGTCACCACATTACCGGATGCGGAGGCCGTCGCCTGAAAAGTTTCCCGGTTATTGGTAATCACCGTAGCAAGGTTGGACGCGGTAATGGCAGTAGTGCCACCGATCACGCATTCGACACCAGTGCCGGTGACGGTCACCCGGAAGGTTATGGCGACACCGTTAAGGGTGACAGTCTCGGCGGCTACCGGTTGTCCGCCCACCGTGATCAGCCCGGTGGCGTAACCACCACCGGCAGAAGTCCACGGCACCAGCTTACCATCGGCATTTCGCATCAAGACTTCGAACTGCCGAATCGCTTGCCCGGTTGCCGCTTCACCCTGATCGGTGACGATATCCGACTCGCCGCCGTACAGGTCAAATGGGTCAAACCGACCCTGATCGGTAACCCCGGTCGCCAGCAGAGGCGGATATGTCGCTGCCATGTTCGTCCTCCGTATTTAGGTAGGTTAGGCCGCCGCCCGGATCTTGCGGCCCGACGCCGCAACGTAATTGCTCAGCAGCCGGTTCGCAGTGGCAGACGGGTCATCGCCGTCACCGCCACCGGCATCCGGATCGGCGCCGACATTGGGGTTAGGCGAGTTGTCCATCGCAGCCGCGAACCCGCTTGCCCCCTGACGAGGATTCGCAGTCTTCCCTTCCGGTTCACCCGCTGCCGCGAGAACAGCACGCGCCTCGTCAACCGACAGAGTGGTGGCTTCAACCAGATGCGCTGCGAGGCTCTCGCGCCCTTTGGCTTCCGCGCAAGAACGGATGGCAGTGGCACGACTACGCTCAGCAGCAAGCCCCGCCGCTACTCCCTCTGCAACAAGTCTAGAAACATCCGCTGCCGTCATCGCAGGATCAGGCATAGTTTGCTCCGTCTCAAAAGCTTCGGATACAGCATCAATCGGTGTTTTGATTCCGTCGATAAGACCGAGTTCAAGCGCTTCGGGCGGTAAGTAGCACCTAGCTTCCGTGGCACGAACTTCATCTTCCGACAATCCGCGATGTCGAGCTACGGCTTCAACGAATAAACCGTAATGATAACTGACATCACGCTGTATAGATTCCTTCGCCCTTGGTGACAAGGGTTCATACGAGTTGCCGTCTACTTTCTCGGCACCCTCGTATATAAAAGTTAGTTTGATGCCCTCATTTTGAAGTGCCTCGCTAAAATCGACGTGTAGCGCGACACACCCGATACTGCCCACGCCGCCGCTGGGAGTAACGACAACCCGGTCAGCAGCACTCGCCAGAAAATAGGCAGCCGAGTAACATCGAGAATCGACAACGGCCAAACTAGGTTTTTGACCGCGCCTCTCGAACATGAAATTCGCCAATTCGAAGCAGCCAGCGGCAAGGCCGCCCGACGAATTCACGTCGTATACGATCCGTTTAACGTCATCGTCAGCCAGGGCGGCATCGGTCTGCGCCCGGATAAAATCGTAGCCGGTCGCGAATGACGCACTCCATGACATCCGGTTCACCAGAAGCCCGTGAATCGGGATAAACGCTGCCCCTGACGCATAAGCGAAGGGCTTCGACTGTTCCGGAGGTTGGTAGCCGTAGCTCGAAACAAGCTCGGCCATGCGTACAGGAAAACTAGCTTTTATGTCCACCAGGGTGACCGCAGCGATATCTCGCAACTCGGCCGCCACATCAGCGTGACCACGTTCGATTAGCGCCCCACGGTGATGTAGCCGGGACGCGATGTCACGAGCGAACGCTTGCATTCCCATGTCGATATCCTTCGCCGTTACCTTTAACTAAAGTCTAACGATTACACAAACTCAAATTCATCGGCCAACAGAAACTCGTTGTCGATCCGTATCGAGTCGTCCCGCAAAATCGTGTGCCCCACTTGAAGCGTGGCACCGGGGACCATTACCGCCACTGAAATACGACCGGGCATCAGCGAGACATGCTGACCCGATGCCCGCCCCGCAACGATAAAGACATCCTGATCCAGCGATGCGCCAGCAGGCTTAGCGTCTATATGCGTCTGCGCGGTAGCCCTGCCGGGTAGCAGGTAATAATTAACGACAAGAAGTGCGCCGTAGGCTTGCGCGTCCTGCGCCTGGGTGGGCGGGTAATAAAGCCCTACCGATCCGCGCCGCTTCTGCCCTGTCGCCCGTCCCGCATCGAGGTGATACGTAACCTGAAGGAGTTGGCCAACGCTCGCCCCAGGTAATAATGCAATCGCCTCGGCCGTACCGGTGCCGGTTGCCGCGCCCACGCCTCTCGCATCGGCACTGCCACTCGCCGCAGCGGTGCCAAGACCCGTGGCGTTACCAACGGCATGAACGTCGCTTCGCCCGTTACCGGTTGCAGTGCCTAACCCAGACGCATCGCCATGCGCCCTGGTATGCGCTCTACCGTGACCATTCGCGGCTCCCTGGCCCGGAGCCGTGCCGTCACCAAACCGATCGTCTGTGGCCTCGGCTGCTATTCCTACGGCGGTGCCGGTGCCGGTCGCATTACCTACGGATCGAGCATCCGCTGTCGAAATGCCGTTAGCCGCACCCAACCCCGATGCACTGCCCACCGCATAGAAATCGACCCTGCCGGTAGCCGTGGCTGTACCCAGCCCCGGTGCAGCCCCGACACCTGTCTTGTCAGACTTACCAACACCCGTGGCAGTGCCGGTGCCATGCATATCGCCGGTTGTCGTGCCGACTTCTGCGATACTAACTGCTTCGCTGGTCCCCGCAGCATTACCAACTGACCTGACATCACTGCAACCATACGCGGCAGCTAATCCAATACCAAATGCAGACCCTGTATCAGCAGCAGCAACACCGGGCTTAAAAGCAAATATCTGAGTGGCGGTATTATTATAACCGCTAGCACTCCAAATAGCCTGTACTGTGGCAATAGACCTTTGTATTTTGTATGCCGACGCTGTAGCATAATTATTATAAGCAACGCCAGCGGCAGAATGTATAATATTAAAGTCGTCGGTTATGGATATATACGAAATACCACCAACATCACCAGCAGCTGTACTAATAACCAACTCAACATCTTGTTCTGTTGTTAAACTCGCCCCTATCGGAGGGTTACCTATTGCTCCATTTATTTCATCAAACGTCCAAGGGGCAGAGATAGCAAACGCTAATAACTCAGCATACGAATAAACTCCACTACCGCTATGTGTAACCGTATGCCCAGGGCCAACATTAGGAGTTTGTGAGTCTACGTAATAGACAAAATCACCAATTATATCGTTATTTGTATTGCCAAGAAGTGTCCAGGTATTGCCTTTGCTGTCACTTATTGTGGCGGGGTTGTCAAATGCGGAAACGTGTACGATTAAAAGGTTAGCGCCAGTTGTATCTACTGAGTTTGTAACACCTCCATCTGCACCGCCATCACCTTCAGCATGAGCAATAAGGCCGATGTCAATAAAACTTCTGCCCAATACGGTCGCAGAACCCGTCGCGGAACCAGTTCCAGTATCACCCGGAAGTAACCAATTACCCTTAAATGCAGCTAGCTCAACAGGACCGTTACTATCGCCAGACCAAATCGGATTAACTGTTGTACCGGTAGAGTCGGCTATTTTCCAGGCGAAAGCCGCCGACATATTATTGCCGCTGGCAAACGCGATATTACCTAAAATAGTAAAACTGTCGGAGATAGAGGTGAAGGTGCCAAAACTCGTAGCACCTGTAACAGACAACTCGCCGTCTGCCTCGGTAACTATTCCTCCCGATCCGTGCGGGAAATCCTCTGTATCGGATACTACCTCATCAACACTCCAAGGCGTCGTACTGCCGAATGCGGCAAACTGCACTGGAGAATAAGCAGTAACGCCAGACCACGATACGATATGTCCGGTTCCGACGTTCGGAGCTTGGTCATTAACGTAATAAAAAATACTGGTAGCACCGCCAGATTGTGGAGCCGTACCTAGTTTAGTCCAGGTGTTGCCTTTGTTGTCGGTGACTGTCAGATCGCTCTGAAAATATGTCGTGAAATGAGCGACTAAGAGATTAGCCCCGGTGGTATCTACCCCCGCTCCGCTATTTCCTGAAGTGGGACTTCCTGCGGTTTCCGCATACGCCACAAGCCCGGAAATAATAGGGGGAAGAGGACTGCCGCCAGTTGCAGTACCCACACCTGACGCTGATCCGGCTCCAAAAGCATCCCCTGCGAGGGTATCGCCCCACGCTGTGTAACCCGTAGGCGCGGTGTACGTCTGAGTTGCCGCATGGGCGTGTATTCTGACGCCGCCAGACAGGGTACTAACTGCCGGGAAAATGTTTATCCCAGCTTGCCCATACCACGCGATGCGTGGATTGGTTCTGGTTACCGGATCTGATGAACCTATAAAGGTGCCACCATTCGCGATATAAAGTTCTTGATGATCGCAATCAATCGCTAAACCAATTCTCGTTCCAACATTGACAGTACCAATCCCTGTAGTATTGGGAGCCGTAAAGCCGTTTAAGTAAGTAAATGTATCCTGTCTTGCCGCTCCTATCTTAGCAGGATTATACACATCCAAACCACTGCCCGCAGCAGTGGTATCGTCAGCTACACCAAACCCGCAGTTAGAGCCAATACCGGAAATAAACTCGATCTCGCAATACCACAACCCGGTTGTGTGAGGTAGCGATGCTCTAATTGCAGCGTAAATAGTATTTGATGGATTGACCGCATCTAAACCGGCATTAGATTTTAGCCAAACGGTACCGGAATCTTTCCAATAGACAGTATTAGGATCAGACCCAGCACTAGCCGTACTGGTCCCAGATGCTGCCCCAACCATAGTGGGATCAGATATAGTAGGAGCGGCAGCAACAGCCGTACCGCTTCCAACAGATGCACCAATGCCATAATCAGGGTGCCAAATACCCCGCAAGAAATAATTGATAACAACTGCTTCGCCTGTCCCAGTCCAACTGTTTGTAAAATTAGGGGCAGTATTCGCAATTAAATATGCGTAAGCAGTTGCCCAATTTTGGGAAGCAACGTTATCAACTCGATCAAGAATAGCCCCCTGACTCACACTCGTGAGAGTATTATTACCGCCAGCAAAAGAGAAAACCAGATCCCCTGTACGCACTGTCGTCAGGGCTGACGCACCATGCGGCAATCCGTCCTTGCCAACAGTTATTGCCCCAAGAGACCAAGGTACTCCGCTCCTCCAGGCGGAAAACTCAATGGTTGGGTAACCCCCGCCGGTACTTACCGTAATCGTATGCCCAGGTCCGACATTCGGAGTTTGACTGGTAACTCGATAAATACGAGAAACCATATCTGGGCTAGAAGTCTTATTCCCTTGCGATGTATCGAAACTCCAGGTGTTACCGTAGTTATCACTGATACTGAACGATACGGAAGTAGTATGAGTAACATGCACCAGGAGCAGATTGGCCCCAGTCGTATCCATCGCTGGAGTTGTACGAGTGTTAGCATCCCCCGTTGATACACTGGACGACGCAACCAAGCCACTACGAGTAGGAGATGTCGATACTCCTACACCAGTCGCAGACCCGACAGCACTGGCTGCACCAGCACCTGGGCTGTCTGTTCCTGATGTTGCTAGACCTTCAGCAGTGACTGTACTGGTACCTGCGGCGGTACCGGGACGAGACGCATCAGAACGCCCCCGACCGTCTACGGTAGAAGTGCCGGTAGCATTACCCCCAACTCCAGTAAAATCTGCACGGCCCCCGCCTGTTACATTACTGGTGCCCCCGGCAGTACCTGGAGTAGTATCAATAGAACCCTGACGGAACGTCGCAACAATTTGCACACCGCCAGTGATCGTGCCTGAAGATGCAAAAACTGGCGTGACAGAAGTCGTAGCCGCAACAACCTGACGCCCAATCGTTGAAGAAACAGCGTTATTGGTATTGGCTGCTGCCGACAGAGTGTTGAGAGCCAGGGTATTTGGCGCTGTCGCAGTAGCTGTCTGACATCGGATCAGACCTAAGCCTGCTACGATTAACTCGTTGGCTTGGCTGAGAACCGTAGTAGCAGCACAAGTGTATGGTGTCGCGGCGTCAGTGGTATTGGCAGGCGCACGGTCAAGTGGGGTGCTGGTAAATGGCCCTTCGAACACTGCCACCGAAATGGCATGATCGTTCGAAGAAGAAGTCATCGTACAGCTGACCTGAGTCAGTGTACCAGCAACAGTTACATATCTATAATAGCCCCGGAACCCAACCGAAGAGAGCGTCCCCGCATTGATTGCGGTATACGTTTGTCCAAGATTATCAGTGACCGTGGTGACGGTATTGGCGGCTGCCTCGGCAACAAAGACAACGATGAGATCTTGAAGACTGACCGCAACACTGCCATCAGCGGTTTCCGGAGTGACAATAGATGTCCCGAATCCGGTTAGTGTGCCTCTAAGACCCCCAAATGCCATCGACTCAAGGCCAGCTACTCAACCACTTGTACACCGAGAGTTCGAACAGGGCTGTAAGTTGGGAGATTTTGACGTTTGCCATCAGAGCATCAGCCCTTTGCGTTCACGAAGACGGGCTTCCTGCATGCGTTTCTTGACTACTTCGGGTTCGTCCTGGTGCCCGTCTGCATAAGTCTCCAAGACCGCATTGTGCATAGCACCGTGAATGGCGCGTTGCACAACGGGATATTTGGAGTTCACCGAAATACCAACGCCCCCGACTTGCTTCGGATAGAGGCGTTCGGCTCTGGGCTTTAAGGGATCGGGGAGCAGAGATGGAAAGTTATGGTCGAGTAACCAACAGTGGGAGTAGGCACGTTCCTGAAAGTTGATCGAGGACGCAGACGTGCGGGCCATGTGCATGGACACCAGCACTTCTTCACGGGTAGCAGGCACCGGGTAACCTGGAAAAAGCTGCCCCCAAAAAGAGACAGCCCCATCGATGTCCAAACTCACCAGGATGTTGCGAAACTCCGCAGCCGAGGACATGCATGTCAGTCCAAGGTGATCGCTGTCGCGGTTGTGAGGTGGGGCGTGATCGCGTTACCTGTCACGATGTTCGGGGTCACCGTTCCTGAGAAGAGAATGGCACTGGCACCACCACCCGATTTACCTGTACAGAAATGTGTCACGGTCCCTGATCCTCCGGTCCCTGCTGGAAAATCAATTTGTGCTGCGGGATTGGTGGAACCCGCTGACGAAACTGTCCACCCGGTAGATCTGGCCACATTGACACGTGCGTAGGACGTGTAGGCCGCCTCAGAGGTAGACATTGTTCCAGTGTCGCCTGGATCTGCTGTATTGAGACCAACTACGATATTGGTTTCTGGTGTGCCTGCTGCATTGTCAGCATAATTTGCCCATGCTGTTGCCCTGAAGATTAGATTCAAGATGGCATTTTCTGTGGTATCACTAATCGACATCAGAGTTCCTCCTAGTTCTGTTTGCGGATAGTCGATGCGGACAAAGCGAACAGACCGGAAACTGAAGATACGTCGCCGCCGAAATCGATATAGGCAACAAGCTCATCGGCACCGGACGCGCCCCCACGCGACTTGTAGTAGACGGCCCCCGTCGCCGAGATAGTGGATGCCGGCCAATCCACCGCACCAAGCGAGATATCGATGCGGTTGTTCCCGGTATCCTCCGCGATCGAAACAGTCGCGAGGACGCCTCCCGCGACATAGCCGCCACCGGTTACTTCACCGGTGACATCGCTACGCCGCCGATGGATCTTCTGATCCGCTGCATAGGCATTGGTCACCAGCATGCAGCGAAAGTTGTCGGTGTCATAATCGATCGCGCCCGACGCTTCGTCAGCCAGCGCGGAGTTATAAATCAAACTCGTTGCCATCACGCATCAACCCGATGACGTTCGTATTCGAGAATTCGCCCACGCTCATCCCACTTCGTCACGCGGGTAACCACAGGACGGTTGTCAGAAGGCGGCTGCGATAGATGCGATACCGCCTCAGTGAACGCCGCAGTCAAGTTTTCCAAATTGATCCCTTCCTGCTCGTTACGCTCCACCTGATCTTCATGATCGTTATCCGGTGCGGCATTCATTACGGTCTGCCCAGATTGTGACCCATCCCGTTGAGCATTCTGATCAAACTCCAAATCCAAGTCAGCTTGAAGCCTCGCTTCGCGGTTCAACTGGCGGAACACCTTCCGCCAATCCCCGCCCTGCTTCGCGATCTCATACTCACGAGTGGACATGCCACCCTTGACCCGGAGTATGGCCGCCTGCGTCTCCTTCAATTCGTCGATCTGCCCACGGCCTGCGCCAATCCAGTCGCAAGAGGTGAAGCATTCCTTACCCCAAGGGCGATACCAAACCTCGGATGTGAACCCACGCGGTAAAGGCATGTTGCCGGCGTTCATGTCCTCCTCAAGCCATAAGGCGTAGATCTCATCGGCGAATCGATCGGCGACGAATTTCTTCGTACCCTGCATGTGCTTCCACGTCGTCATCATAGCCGCGCGGGCTGACGAGTAATTCGTCCGACTGAAGTCACGGGCAAATTCCTCGTAGGAGATCCCCAAACCCGCCGCAATGTGCCGCAACAGGCTGACTTCGAATTCGGTCCCAACCCCTCCCGGTGTCCCCAGTGTCTGCATGTTCAATTTCGTACCGGGGAACAAATGGGGCATCTTCGCCCCGTCCACGGCTACGCCGTTGGCATTCGACAGGTATTGATTGAGTCCGTTCATGTAGCTGCCGATGATGCCCATGAAGCTGGCATTCGGGTCCAGGGTGCCCCCACCCATTGCCGCTGCGATGACTTCCCTCGGTAGCTCGCTCTCAATCGTCGCCGCATAGCTGGCATTGATGACCGCGTTCTGTAGGACGATCTCCTCGAACTTCTTGGTCATCTTGATGTCTTTCAACACCGCAACCAACTTCGATACACCTCGCGACTGATCAGGTTGAATCGCATCGATGAGATGAATCACCTGTCTTCGACCCCAAGGCTTCTCGGCCGGCACAAAAGCCCACCGGAACGTATCAGTGCCGAGATACCACTGCGTTGGATAACCTATGCGAATAAAATAGCCGGTAGACCTACCTCGGTTGTCCCTCTGAATCCCCCGCCGCAGAAACTGGTCATCCTCTCTGCCATCCGGGTTCGACAGCCGGGTGGGCGCGATCATCTGCACGGCAGTGTTGAACGGTCGCCCAACCTCCCGTATCCACTCGACCGTCGCGAGCACTTCGCCGGTATAAACAAACCCGGCTACCGCCAACCGGACGAGCGAGGTGAACGTGTGCTTTCTGGATGCGTCGAGATAACAGCCGCCAGAGTCGGCCATAAGGTTGAACTTCTCCTCGGCGGCTAACTGGAACTCCTCGGCCCATACCTCATCAAACCGTGACGAATAAAGCTGCTGTAAGACCACCCAATTGGGCTGTGCGTTCAATCGGAATTGCGCCCCAACGATATTGTCCCGATTGATATCGACAATGCCTTGGGAGTAACCGTCATTGGTGACGACATCCCGACCACGGAAATCGGCTTCATCCTTGACCTGATTGATAATCTGATCGGGATGCCTGTGGTCGGCCTGCCACAGCATCGTCTCGCGAGTGGTCCGATCGGCACCCTCCAGGGCACCTCCGATCGACGCCGTCTCGGGACGCGATAGAGCGATATCAGCCATTACGGGAAAATGAAATTGATTGGGGTTGTCAACGCCGCGCCTCTGCCGCTGACGCAAGCGTCGTAGGCAGCCTGGAGCGCCCTCACTTTCTCCCGGTAATACTCCGCATTACCGGTCGTATACTCGATCCGAGAGCCGTCAGAATCCCACACCGAACGGATACCGGGAGCGATCAGGCTTTCATACGTCGCCCTCGCCTTGTCCAACTCGTCCTTGATCTTGGCGCAATCCTGTTCGGCCATCACCGATCTCCTTCATCCGCCGTTCAATCGCTTCCCTCTCTCGACGTAGATTATCGATAATGAATTGATTGAAGCGACGGTTCATTTCCTCGTTATCCAAGGCTCTTCCCCAGTTCGGCAAAGTTGTAGGATGTCTCTACTGAAGTCAACGAATCCGGGTCGTTCGGCCTAACCACCAATGGATTCCGGCTCCACACATCAGCCCATGATGGCGGGTTCAACCAATCGATCTTCTCGACTAGCAGGATCTGCGAAGCGCACGCACCGAGTGTGTAATACAGTAAGTCCCACGCCTCGTTCCTGATCCCCCGTGTCGCTTCCCAGCCTTTCTCGGTTCTACGCTCGACGCAAAGTTCCTTATAGAACCAATCCGGCAGCCAGTGGGGAAACCGGATCATACCTTTACCCGGTTCAATGGAATCCAGTCGATTGTGCAGCGCATCCTTGAGGATATTCGAGTTGAGGAACAGGACGGGGACATCACCACGGGCTGCCGCCAGCCTGTCCTTCCGCCCCTGATCAGGGTATTCGATATGTGCCCTTGGCGAACTCCATCGTCCCTCGCCCTTAACAAGGTGGAACCTACCCGCTAGCCCACGCCTCCGTAGACTCCGGTAGAACTCATAGGCGTTCGTGGTAACACCAGCCCGACCACCGCTATCACAGATGGTCATCTTCACGGTCATAACCTTTCCG